GGCGCAATGAAAACAGGCGATAGAAAAGAACACTATGATGAGATTAAAGAATCTGATGGCAAGGTTATTGTGGCGACTTATGGCGTGGCCGCTGTGGGTATTAATATTCCTCGTATTTTTAATCTGGTTCTTTTGGAGCCCGGAAAGAGCTTTGTTAGAGTTATCCAAAGCATTGGCCGAGGTATTAGAAAAGCTCAAGATAAAGACCACGTAGAAATTTGGGACTTGACGTCAAGTGCAAAGTTTAGTAAGAAGCATCTTACTACACGAAAAAAATATTATGAGGAAGCGGGTTATCCTTATAAAATCGAGAAAGTGAAATACCTATGAACATACTAACTTCTAATAATGAAGCCTTTGAATTGAATTCTTTACCAGAGGAAGTTGAGGATCTTCGTTATGGAGTCCTCGATTGGAATGATCCTAAGAATGTAGACTATCATTTTGTTCCGCTAATCTTCATGGAAACATTTCATGCACCTGCGGCTGTATTGAAAATAGGTGAGCATGTTATTCAGGTACCGTTGGATTGGTATATTGTTATTGGCGAAAAAGATCACGGAGATCCTGAGATTGTTCCTATCATGAATATTAACGACCGAGGTTTTAGTGCATTTGCTTTTAATCCTATTAGTAGTTTTAGACTAGACTTTCAGCCACTAGAAATTATTAATGTGTTTCAAGACATTCGTTGGTATACTCCTAAACTTAAACACGGACATATTTTAGCTGTTCCTCTTGAACAAGGCGATAAGCCGTTATGTGCTTACTTTGTTAAAGAAACAACTAAGTTGCCAGAAGTATTATCCATAGACAAGATGTATTGATAAATGAAGATATTAGTTTTACTTGCAAGTTTTCTAGACAGCGAATTGCCTTATACAATTAAATCTTGTATAGAAAATGCAGAGTATCCAGAAAATATTAGATTTGCAGTAGTATTACAACACGATAATCATGATGCGAATTTAATTGATAATTTGCATTATGATATAGTAATAAAAAAATATCATTACAAAGAGTCTAATGGATGCGGCTGGGCAAGAAGTAAAGTTGCTGAGTTATACAATAATGAAGAATATGTATTGCAGATTGATAGCCATACTAGACTAATAAAAAATTGGGATAGTATATTAGTTAACGAATTGCAAGAACTCGGTGATAAAACTGTTATATCTTTTTTACCACCATCGTATCAAAAAGATACTAGAACTAATACTGACACTTATTTTAAAAATATCGATAAATTAACTTTTATTCAAGTACCAGAAGCAACGTCTTTTGTTGTTGATTGGATTGTTTATCACAAAGCCGAAGACGAAAAAGACACAGAATTTAAAAATCAACGAGTAGCTTTTATGCAATGTGGATTTATATTTGCTAAAGGGCAATGGTTAAAGGATATTCCGCCAGATCCAGAAATGTATTACTGGGGTGAAGAACAATCTATCTTTCTTAGATCGTTTACTTATGGATATGATGTTTATTTGCCCAAACAAATTGTAGCGTGGCATTATTCAAGTAATACACCATCGCCTCATCATTGGATAGTTAATGAACAATCAACTGTCAGTGTTCTTAGTAACAATGCTTATACAAGAAGCAAAGAATTAATAACAGGAGAGCTTACTGGAAAATATGGATTAGGTTCGATTAGAACAATAAATGATTGGTTAGAATTTACAGGTATCGATTACTTTAACAAAATAATTAAATAGATTATGTCTAGAAAAATATTTGCCTATGGTGATAGCTTTGTAGTTGGTACTGGAGTTAATCCAGGAGATAGTTGGATTTCTTTACTAGGAAATCAACTAAGCATAGATACACTTAATCGAGGAGTGTCGGGAGGTTCTAACAAATTAAGTATTAACATACTGTTTGCTGATTTAAAAGAAATTATCAATACACCCGAGCATTTAGTTATATTTTCTTGGACTAGTATGCTACGATCTACATTCTATCATAATAGTCAGTGGCAAAATATACAGCTAGGACATTATTACGAAGATGAGGATATTAGACATAAGGTAGATACATATTACAAAATGTTGTACAATGACTACGAAGGGTATACTGAGTTCTATCAGCAACAAATTATGTTGGCTAGCTTATTAGAAAGTAAAAATATTAATTATGTTTTTACAAATTCGTTTAATGATAGTCCTTTTGATATAAATTGTTTTAAAGAAGAAAAAGAATATTTTGAACAGTTCATTAACAGAGACAAATATTTGTTAGGAAAAGATTCGATATTTAATATTGTTTGCAACCAACAAAAGATGATATGTAGTGATGGCTTTCATCCTTCTGAACAAGGCCATAAATGGATGGCAGATAAAATGATTGCTTATTTAGAGCAAACAAAACTTTGATAAACTTCGGAAAGAGTGTATAATACAGTATGGCAACAAAAGCACCAATGTTAGATATGTTTAAGCGAGTACTTCCAGCCTTGGATACTCGTAATAAAGCATTGTACGAGAATCTCAGTGAAGAAGAAATGAAAGGTTTTAGTCCTTGGCTTGTTCAACGATATCTTAGTAGTGCAGAAAGTGCTAACAATGCTATTATTGAACATTATTTGATAATGACTAATGAAATTGTCAATGTTAATTTTAGCGAAGTTAAAGATCCCGAAATGACATGGAAGTTAATGAGTATGGTTGGTATTGGTAAAAGCCTAAAGCATCCTTACATTGCTCCTGGCGGCGGCAAGAGAAAAAAGAAAAATGCTTTTAGAACATGGTTACGTGAGCAATATCCTCATTTAGATGATCAAGAATTAGATATTTGGATCGACAACTTAGATAAAAAATCCGCAAAGGATATGTTAGAACAATACCATGTTAAAGACAAAGATGTTATCGCTAGTGCCAATGACTTATAAATGCAGATATTGTAATAAAGATTTTGTCCGTGAAACTACTCTTATGTCTCACTTATGTGAGAAAAAGCGTAGAATGATGGACAAAGATCAGAAACAAAATCGTATCGCTTATCAAAGCTGGCTAATATATCGTAAAATGATTATTGCCAATGTCAAGCATGATAAGCCATATGAAGAATTTATCAATGATAGATACTATCTAGACTTTATGAAAGTATCCAAACACATCATTGATTTGAACTTAGACAAGCCAGAAGAGTTTGTTAGATTTGTTTTAAAAAATGCTATAAAGATTGATGACTGGTGTAAAGCAGTTGTCTATGAAACGTATGTTAAAGATAGAACTAAAAAAGAAACAGTAGAGCGAGCAATTGAGCGAAGTTTGTTAAATATGAGAGCCTGGGCAGAAAAGACCGGATACAGTTGGTGTGAATACTTTGCTAGTGTTAGCACAGTAGATGCAGTACAAGATATCAGAATGGGTCGGATCAGTCCATGGTGTACCTTTGCTACAGATCAAGGTAGCAGATTAATTGATAGGTTTGAACCAGGACAGGTTCAAACATTGATAGATTACATTGACCCTCTATCCTGGAAGGCCAAAGTAAAACGTCAGCAAGGTGATGCTGATTGGGTGCAAGAAGTTTTTAACAAGGCGGAAATTAAATGAATCAATATAGACAACAAGCAGTACCTGCATTGCTAAAAAGTCGACAAGTGCAAGAAGCTAGAGTTAGACTAATTAATGATATGGTTGAAATAGAAATGAATGGCTCTAGAGTATTTGTACCTACTGCTGAATCCTATCAGCGTTTGCTCAAAAAGGTTGCAATATTGGAACAAAAGCTATATGCTACTGATAACAAAGCAAATAGAGCCGCCAGGATGAACAATGAATAAAAGAAATGAAAATATAGAAAATGTCTATCATGAAATTACAATTTTAATTGAAAAATTATTAAAAGATAATTATGATCCTTTAATTATTGCAGGAGTAATATTAAATCAGTCATTGAGTTTATATAAATCTGCGTTAAGTGACGATGAATACGATCAATTAATTAAAAGAATTTTAGACAAAAAAAATATTGTTGAACCATATGAAGCAAGGGTATTACATTGAGCTTTGACGTTGACATTGACTTTGCTGATAGAGAGCAAGTCTTAAAAGTAGTTAAGCATACTGCCGCTATGCAAAAAGACGGCAATAAACAACGCAAACATAATACTGGCGTTTACTTCCATCATGTACCTACTAATCCATTTACAGGATTATGTACATTAGATTATAAACAAGCAGAAGATGCGGGATGGTTTAAAATTGACTTACTTAATGTAGGTATCTATAGTGATTTTTCTAGCAATGAACAAATAGATGATTTGTTAAGTAAAGATCCTGTCTGGGAATTGTTAGAACATAAAGAAGTTATCCAACAGCTATTCCATATTCATAATCACAGTGACACCGTCATTAGAATGAAACCCAGAAGTATTGAACAACTAGCTATGGTATTAGCAGTTATCCGTCCTGGAAAGAAACATTTGATTGGCCGCAGTTGGTCAGACATTGAAAAGGAAGTATGGACTAAGACAGAAGATGTCTATAGTTTTAAGAAAAGTCATGCTATTGGATATGCGGCTGCGATTGCATTACAACTTAATCAATTAGTGTACGGTATTAACAGTGGCAAGTCTTAAGTAGCTAAGAGTTTTGATATAAAACCATCCTATATCAAATTCAAACCAACGTCTACTTAACTTAGCACTAGCTGGTGCTAAGTGATGATTGTTATGCAATTCTTCACCGCCGATGATAATACCCCAAGGGCTAAAATTTGTACTACGATCTTTTGATTCGCCATTACGATAACCTAGCCAATGACCGACACCGTTGACAACTCCTGCGGCCCAGAATGGAATCCATATCATTTGTATACCCCATATCAAAAGCCCCCAATAGCTAAACAGTGATATATTAATTAATAACATAATCAAAATTCCAATCCGACTATGTTTAGCGTATATGTTGTTTTCCATCCAATCATCAGGAGTCCCGCGTCCAAAGTTAATTACCATCTTAGTGTCTTTGCTGGCACTATGGTACAATCCGGCACCTTTGAATAATACTTGCCAGATACCATAAACGTGCGGACTATGTGGATCACCTTCTTTATCAGTAATGCTATGATGTTTACGATGAATAGCTACCCATTGTTTAGTAACCATACCTGTTGTTAGCCATAGCCATAATCTAAAAAAGTGATTAATTGTCGTATGGAATGTTACTGATTTGTGTGCTTGGCTTCTATGTAAAAAGCAAGTTACAGCAACGATGGTGATATGGGTTACGATTAGGGTGTATATTATTTCTAGCATAATATACTTATCTTAAAGTTTTTGAACTAATTGAATTTGACGACGTTTAATGCGTTTGGTGATAATGTTTTGTAAACTAACTGCTTCACCATGCAGTATTTCGAAATCTTTAACGTTATACGTTCGCAAACTGTAACTAAACTGTTTAAACTTCGGGCCTATAAACAAATTAACAGGAAGTTGTCTATTACTTTCCCACCACCAAAGTTCTCCACATTCTAAGAAGCCTTGTTTGTCTTCGGTACAGTTTAATACGTTCAAGACGTAAATGCTGGCAAGAGTTTGTGTATAGTTCTGAATTATGCCTATAACTTCTTCTTCGCCTACTCTACAAAGGCTTAAAAAGGGGAATTTTTCTAATATTTCTTTATGATCTGCCATCGGTAATATTTAGCTGTCAATTCAATTCAATTAATTTAAATAAATATAAGCATGAGCGATACATTCACATTATTAGATTACCCGCAACGAAGTGTATTAATATACTCTACCGGATACAGCAGGACAAAAAATATGCCATTTAGCACAACACGAAAAACTGTCTACAAAGGAGTAGATACTAAACTGGGTTTTGATATCAAAAATCAAGATAGAAAACCTGTTAACCTATTAGGTAAGACCATTATGGTCAACGTTATGCAGGTTCGACGTGGTGAATTAGTATTACAGCGCAGAGCACAAATAACAGAACCACAAAGCGGCTTTTGCGAATTCAGTATCTTTGGCTATGACCTAACTGATTTAGAACCTGGCATTTATCAACTAAGTGCTCAGATATATGAAGATGACGGAATGGCTCGCAGTCTGTATTCTGATTTGAATAGAGCAGCTACCATGGAAATAGAATTAGTAGATGGTGCATATCCAAAGTTCTTTAACAGTACATTACTACAATTTACAGAAGATAACGACACGATGATTAGTCAGCCAGTGGCAAGTAATCTACAACGCAACGATAGTAGTACATTACATACTCTTCAAATTGAAACAACTAATTTTAAAGGTACATTAACTGCCTTTGGTAGTTTAGAATACGGTAGTATGGGCAATTACAGTCCTATTAGATTCATTGACGGACAATTTTGGTTACCGCTTGATTCAACACCTACAAGTCCTACTATTGGTATAACAGGAACACATCAAACTCAAGGTTGGAATTGGCGCGGTAGTTTCCGTTGGATAAAAGTGGTATACACTCCTGACACTGATAACACCGGAACAGTTGACAAAATACTTTATAGAAGTTAAAATAGTAAGGTCATGTCGGCCTTACAAACACTATTACAATCTCGCATAAACGGAAGACCTAGTCCCAAGGGCTGGCTGAGCTTTAACTGTCCAATGTGCGTGGTCAATGGACAGAGTCGCCCAGATACAAAACGTCGCGGCGGAATGATGTTTAATCCAGACGGAGCGGTAAGCTATCATTGCTTTAACTGCCAATTTAAAACAAGCTGGACACAAGGCAGAACACTGAGCTTTAAGATGCGTAAACTTATGCGTCAACTGGGCTTTGATGAAGCAGAAGTACAGCGTCTTAACTTAGAACTACTAAGTCAAGCAGATGTAGAAACATTAGTTAGCAGAGAACCAGAGCCAACATGGACTCCTAATTGGCCTGACTATGACTTAGGCTTTGATATAAGACCGATAGAAAATATTGAGAAGATAGAATATTTAAAACATAGACAAGTCTACGACTTGGCAGTATGGTTAGAAACAGATACAGAATATGCTGGCTTAAACAAACGAGCCATACTACCGCTAACTTATGAAAATAGAATGGTGGGCTTTCAAAGTAGATACATTGGAGAAATACCAGAGAAGTTTTCTAAGTATTATAAAAAAGCACCAGCAGACTATGTGTTTGGCCTAGACAATCAACGAGATAACAGACAGTTTGTTATTATTACAGAAGGTGAGATGGATGCGTTACTCACAAGCGGGTTAAGTATCGGCAGTAATAATCTAAGTGATCATCAAGCACAACTGATAGAAGACTTAAATATAGAACCTATCGTTATTCCAGACGCAGACAACGCAGGCAGAGATTTAGTAGAACGTGCCGCAGATTACGGCTGGAGTGTAAGTTTTCCTGAATGGGAAGGCTGTAAAGACGTCAGCGACGCAGTAATGAAATATGGACGATTGTTTGCTATTCACAGCATACTACAGGCCGCAGAGCATAGTCCGACAAAAATTAGATTAATGGGAAAGAGATATTGTCAATGAAAGAAGAAATCAAAACGTATAGCGCAAAAGAACAAAAATTGTTTTTAGAAATTTTAATTGCTGACCCTGAATTAGCAGTAAGATCTAGAAATATTTTAGATCCAGAATACTTCGACAGGACCTATAGACAGGCTGCTGAATTCATTAAAGAGTATATAGACAAATATGATGGTGTTCCTACAACTATTCAAATTGAAGCGACAACAGGAATAAGTTTAGAAGCATTTACGACTTTGTCAGTACAGCCACAGAAAGATTGGTTCTTAGATGAGTTTGAACAATTTGCAAAACATAAAGCGTTGGATCGTGCTATTTTAAAAAGTGTCGACTTGCTAGATAAACAGCGTTATGGTGAAGTTGAAAAGCTAATCAAAGATGCAATTAACATTGGGTTACCAAAGAGTTTTGGTACAGACTACTATGCAGATCCTATGGGACGTTTAATGTTGCTTAAGAATCAAAATGGCGGAACTAGCACTGGCTGGAAGACTATTGATAGTAAATTATACGGCGGATTTAACAGAGGTGAACTAAACATCTTTGCAGGTGGCTCTGGCGCAGGTAAGAGTTTGTTCTTACAGAACTTAGCATTGAATTGGAGTCAACAAGGACTTAATGGAGTTTACTTTAGTCTTGAACTTAGTGAAGGCCTATGTAGTATGCGTATGGATGCTATGCTCATGGGCATTGCTACTAAAGACATTTATAAGAACATTGACGATGTTGACTTGAACATTAAGATGAAAGGTAAGAAAGCAGGTAGGTTGCAGATTGTACAACTTACAGCAGGTATTACTGTTAATGATTTAAAGTCTTGGATTAAAGAATTCCAAATACAACACAATAATAAAATTGACTTTGTTGTAGTTGATTACTTAGACTTGATGACACCAGTGTCTGTAAAGATATCTGCAGAGAATACTTTTATTAAAGACAAGTATGTATCAGAGGAACTTAGAGCAATGGCAGTTCAAGGTGGATTCTTATTCTGTACAGCGTCGCAGTTAAATCGCGGTGCTGTTGAAAGTGTAGAGTTTGACCATAGCCATATTAGTGGCGGTTTATCAAAGATTCAAACTGCTGACAATGTTATTGGTATCTTTAACAGCATGACAATGCGTGAACGGGGAAGAGTGCAGTTGCAGTTTATGAAGACACGTTCAAGTAGTGCAGTAGGCACAAAGATTGAATTAGAGTTTAACACAACTAGTTTGCGTATAGTCGACTTAGATGAAGATAGTCCAGAAGCTCCTACTACTGCGGATGTATTACATGATAGATTACGGCGTCAAGCACAAACAGAATCTACTAGCACACCTAGTTCATCTACCACATGGGAACGACCAAAAGCTCGAGAAGGATTTAGTTTAGACACTCCACAGCCTAAAGTGGAACCGTCCATTGCGATTAGGACAATGGACAGTAATAATAAACTTGCTAATATTCTTAAAAAGAGTTAATTATTTTAAACCACGAAGTGGCTCTTGTTGAACAGGCTCAGCAGTTGTAGGAGAACCTACTTCAGGGGCTGGTTCATTAGTAGGTTCTTCTTGTGCTCGAGCAGCCTCTTCTGAGTCCTTATTTAAGTCTGCTTTTAATCTTTGGAATAAACTATTATCTTCAGCTACATAAGCCAACATAGTTTCTAACAAATCCATCAAAGCAGTCATTTGATTCAAGTTTGGTCTACGATTCATGTACATTGCACGAACACCTGCCTTTAAATCGTTGTAATGATCTTCGCCGACTGCATCCTTGATAGCAGCCAAACGACTCATAGTGCGAGTAAAGCTGCCTTGATCTATTTCTTTGCCGCTAGTTTCCATTTCAGGATCGTGACGAATTTCGGGCGCTGCCTCTTCGATTGAACGAAGTTTGTTTAAAATCGTTCCCATATTAAAATTTGTACTCGACATCATAGTCATAATAGTGCTCCACTGTTAAAGTTATTTATCAGTTTGTCGGATAAATACTTTCAAGGATGGACTATAATAGTGCGTAAACATACACGATCGTTACTTGAAGAAATTACCAATATTGTGCCTCAGCGAGACAGAGAAAGTTTTGTAGAAAACAAAGCCATTAATGTTATTGCTAGCACTCGGTATCTTGTTGAGTATATACAAGAAAACTTTAATCAAGAACAAAGCGAAGATTTATTAAAGCGTCTATTCAACAGTTTAAAAACTGGTGATGAAATGAAATTCCGAAGAGGAATTAAACAAATTAAAGAAGCAAATAATGGAAGACTTTGAACAATTATCAGGTTGGGATTTACTTGTAGAAAGTAGACAATATCGCTCAAACACAGCAGGTCTTAATTTAAGAAATGTCAGTGATTTTGCTTTTTTGGATTTAATTTCATTATTCATATTACAAAACGAATACGAAACTGCACCGGTATCAAAGAACTATGCAGATAAAACTATTGGATATAGAAACTTTTTACGTCCACGACTAGCTGGTACGGACTTATATACAAGTCTAAATATATTAGCTAATCCAGACAGTGTTTTTAGTAAAAAAATACATCAAAACCCAGAAGCTGATGCGTTACTTAGAACAAAATTAAAAGTGCATACTCCTACGGTTAAACGTTATTTGGACTTATTAGCAGATGGCTCATTGAGAAAAGAAGATGCCGCAGTATTGCTATTACGTTTAGAAAAACAATTAAACATCACGGACAGCAAATTAAAAAGCATACGCAGATTAGCGCAAGACTGGCCTGCTATCAATGACATGCAACGTGAATTAGTAGTTGCACGTATGTTACAGTATTATCGTAAGTTTGCTAAACGTAGCGAAATGGCAGTTTTCTTAGAAGATTTGGGCAAGAGTAAAGGCTATAAACTAAATGCGCCTATAGATGCAGATCTTGCTAACTTAGGTTATGGAGAAAAGCCAGAGCCTGGCAAAAAAGGCTGGCTAGCAACATTAGCACCTGCCGCAGGCTTAATAGCAGGATACAAGCTAGGGTATGCTTTAACTGGTCCAAAAAACAAGCATTAGATACTATAATATCTTCAAACGAAGATAAATAAACTTAAGAAAGATTAACTTTCGACAAAACAAATTAGGAGATAATTATGTCTACAAGAGTAAATGGTTCAGTAGGAACAACAGATGGTGGTATTTATAACCCAGGTGCTAGTTTAGCATTTTTCGTAGTTACAGTTAAAGATGGTTCTGCAGCCGCAGTTGACCTACGTAGCAGTGATGCTACTGGTCAAGCATTAGAAGCAGTTTTCTTTGCTTTCCCTACAGGCGTTATTGCATATGATACAGCAAATGCAAACACTGGCGTTATCCACGTTATTGTTGACGGTGCTAATGCCCCAGGCGCAGCCGCATTGCAAGCATCTATCCGTGCTATGGGCACAGTAGGTAGCGACAGCAAAGACGTTTCTGGTTCTACAGTTAGTGCTGGTGCTGGTTTCACAGTTAGCGCAAGCGCAGTTTAATCCTTATTCGGGATGGGAAGCCGCAGTAACATTTTGTTCTGCGGTTTTTCTTTTGACTGAAACAAAAGGTTAAATACATCAACAGGAGCATTAACATGGCACAATCCACAAATAGAACAGGTGAAGTAGTAGGCGGCAACATAGAGTTTTTTAGTTGCTATACTTTAGTAGATATAACAGATACAGGAGTATATGATCCTAACGCAGGACCAGCATACGAACAAGCACAAAATTTAAATGCATTATTACAAGCAATTAGTTTAGGCAGTCAGCCTATCATGTCTAGCGTAGAAAAGATAGTAGCAGTAGATGTAGCAGACTATGAATTCGGTACAGATTTTACAGGCAATCACAATATGTGGGTATTGCGTTTTGCCAGTGAAAGAGTAGGGGCAATTACAGTAGCGTCTTTAGTTAGAGATGTAGACGGCCTACCAATCTATGATGACTTAGATGAAACCGCAGTATTTGACGCAAATGTATTTGAAACTGGTTCTAGTGATCAGCGCAATATCTATTTTTATCGCAACGATAACTTATAATTTAGATAAATACAGTACATAATTAGGCACCAGTCCATTGGCACAAACTTAGGCATTTGAGATAAGAATAAAAACACATTTTTAAGGAGTATTGTGTCAATGGCAACATCAGCAGAACGGCTAGGAATAGTCGAAACTAAGGTCGAGAATCTTAATGAGAAACTTGACGACTTAAAAGTAGACGTGAAAGATATGCACGATTGTCTAGATAAAACTAGAGACACTATCGAAGAAAAATTAGAAGTAATGTATCAAGCCAGCTGTACTCAACATGCTGAAATGGCTAAAAAGATATCGGCTATGGAACGTTTTAAAGACAAATGGATTTATACATTTGCAGGCGGGATGGTAGTAGTAAGTTGGGCAAGCGCAAATACGGAAAGTATTTTAGCAATATTAAAATGAATGAATTTGAAGTTATAGTTGAAGACACAGAAGAACCTTTAACTGAGGCTAAAAGAGTTTGGGCTAAACG